CGGTTCACCCACTTATACATAGGTTTGCCCGCCTCTCCGGGGACTCGAGTATAAAACCCGTTGTCTTGAAAACCAGCGGGAACATATTCAACATCGAATAATGCCCCCACGTTTTCCATTACTTCATGAGCAGTTTGTGTCATACGACCTCCTTTTGATTAGCCCATCTAGCAAGAGCGGTGGCGATAGCCTGCGCCTGTGAACCACGCCCATACTTCTCAGCGTAATCTACACCACGAGCCAGTCCGCACTGCCCTGCTACCCAATAATGAAAATCAAGAGCCCAAATACCCTTAACTTTCTCCTGCACCTCACCATCTTTGAAAATGGTGGTCTTAGGACTGCTAGTATCTGACTCAAATTCCGTAATCAGACCCTCACAGTCAAATCCATGCTCTAAATAGTACTGAGCATCCATGATACTGTGACCATCACCATCAATGAGACCTTCATCAATAGCATTGTTCACCATTTGCTTGGTAATCATACTTACCCTTTCTGTGAGGCAAACCTCACGTTGTTAACGCCATCGATACACATGTTGCATTCAACACACGCACCGTGACCTTCTTTCTCCGTGTCCCAAACCACCAACGGCAACTTGCCTGTCAGTTCAGGACAACGGGGACCTTTACGCTCACCATCAAACTGATAAGCAAGACTCTCTGTTTCATCCCACGTGTCAGCACAAAACGCCAACTTAACCTCTGGATACCGTTGCTTTACAGCAAACGCACCCAACATATTCCCCACATCCACACTCAGATACAGAATGAAATTAGACGGACCTATCACATCATTAACCGCATCAAAGTTCCTTGTGTACGCCCAAAACCTCACGTTCGGATACTCCCACGCTAAATTGCGTATAGCCTTAGCGAAGTTACGGTTAGGTATATCCCCATCCCAAAACCATCTGAACACAGGCTCAACCCCACGCTTAGAGCAATCCTCTACAAACTCTTTCAACATCGGGCGCAGTTTCTCCTGCAACATCAACCAAGACTGCTTGTTCTGCTGATACACATCCCAATTATGCAGCAACAGTTTGCGCACATTAGGAAAAAGTTTCTCCAACTTACCAGCGTAACAGTTACTGAGACACCATTGAGTCGCACCTTTACAAGAAAAGTCCTTACCCGCAGGTAAACCGAAACTATTCTTAAGTGGCTTCATCCCGTTCGGGGACTTGCCCTGCCTTCTGCCGTATGGTGCGACCTTACGGTCACTCGACGCTCTGAACACTGTCGTCATCTTCCTCCTCCTTTTCATTAGCCGTGGCTAATGCTAAGTCTAAGAAATACCCAAAAACTTGCACAGGGTCATCCAACTTCTGTTTATCTAACATTTCCGACATATCTTCACCCCATTTCTACTCAACACAGACGGATGACGACTCGTTCTCCTGTTGCAAATACCGCAACGATAGTAGCCGTACATCTCGTTATACAATGCGTCACCCTCTGGTGTGTTCAGAGAATGAAACTTAAGTTCAGACACTTAACCCTCCATTCCCAAGTTGAATCTCCGCACAAAATTTCTTTGATCTTGGTGGAAATCTTTCACACTGTCAACATAATCAACAGTCCATTTTCTAGGTTCAAGATGACTAGCGTCACCGTTCCCTACACGAACTGCCAAATCCCATCCTCGCATTAAGAGCATGTCATCACATAAATTGCAGTGACCTTTCTCTATTTGAGTGTGGTCTTTTTCTAGTTTGTCTAAAGTTGCAGTAGCAAAATCTACTGCTCTTGGTTTGTCAGACATCTAACCCTCCTTTATTATTCTGGTAAACAACTCGATTAAACGAGCGTCTACTACTTCTTTTATGGTTGTATGCAGGTCATTAATCCGCACATAGTTATTATTAGGTTCCAACTCTGAAACCTGATCGCTCAGATCATCAAGTCGAATAGCAACATCATCTATTTGTTCGCTAATACCAGCCGTATGTTCATCCACATAATTGTGCATAACAACATCATCCACAAAATCGTGGTTTGTGGCTAAAGTCTCAGCCAAATAATCAACATCGAAATCAATCTCAACATTGGCATAATGTATTTCACCTGAAATTTCCATTATTTATTCACCTCCTCCCCAAAATATTTAGACATCTCCTCATCCTCCTGCCGCAACTGCTCAGACACGACAAGCCTATTAGTACACCACCGCTTAGAGTTAAAACTATCTCCGCAATACTGACACTCAACAGTCTCATTATCCACACTATTAGTCCAACGATGCCCGAAATCATCAGGCGTACTATTTAAGTAACCATGAACTAAACTCATATCCACCACTCCTCATCTGTGTTCATGTCATTAATGAGCCAACATTCAAACTCATGTAACTCTGAATCTGCAAAATTAAAGTTCTCATCATGTGAATTTTCGGCCAACCCAACTACACTTTCCCTTACTTCATTGAGCGTCATGTCGGCAGGGACATCAAACACTTTGGTCTGTTCATGCCTCCAATACACATTCACTTGAACCCTTCTTAAAGTTCCCAATTCAACGTCTACATTTTCTGCATCCGCATCTTCTACTTCTATAAATTTCATTGTTTTTCACCTCCTTTTCATCCATATAGCCATATTTTTAGACATTATTCATCTCCTTTGTATAAATATTCATTCAAATCATCGAAACGCAAATTAACCTCAGACAACACCTTTGTCATCTCAACATGCAAATCAACAGCAACACTGATACCCTTCTCCAACTCCTTCAACAGATACCACAACTCTTTGTAGCCTCCCATCTTCTCACCTCCCTTATTCCTAATCACATTGCCAATCTCATAAGTAGGCATTTAGCCCTCCTCTGTAAAGACTGCATAATCACCGTCCGTGTTTGCCATCAACTCCCCGTCTGTTAGTTCAACAGGGTAAACGTGGATTTTCCATTTAGTTTCATCACCCATCGGAGCGAGAAACACAATTTGAAAATCATATGCGCCAACCCAATAAGTACCATCAGGTTGTAGACTGCTACTTAATATGTCATGTATCTCAGACATTAGCCCTCCCTTCTTCTCACCACAGGAAACTCACCCGTAGGAACATCACGAGGATCAAGATGCCTAACAACCTCATCCCTCCACCTCCTGTGCTTATTCATTTTATGATCCATCCATACAAACACGGACACACCACTAACAATAGCACCTACCAACAGTAGGAACACTTGCTGTACTATAGGCATATTATCTGCCCTCCTTTATCATCCTGCTAAGAACAACAGGGTGCATCTTCCGTGACTTCGCTCGACCAGAACGACCTTGACTATTAACCGTGGTTAATTTAGGTCGGCGGCAATCCAACAAAGGAATGCGTCTCTGCTCATCTAGCGTCGCCACATCGACGTACGCCTCGCCATTCAGCAAAACTAGTCTACTATTATCCATACATATATACTAGCATACATCGCCAACTTTGTCAAGCACCAAAAATTAACCGTGGTTAATCATCAAAATTAACCGTGGTTAATGAAAAAGAAAAAGGGCATCCGAAGATGCCCCAATTCTCAATTGGCTTGCACAGTCTCATCAACAGTGATCTCAGTCGTAGCCAGTGTTTGCAACTTAGGCAACAATCTCTGCGCCTCAGCAATCATAGCCAGCGGCTTATCTGCCTGATTGATATCGTCACACAACCCTGCGATGACTTCAAACGCCACCAAGAACTTGTGATCCTTATCCCTCTCAACGACTTCCTCGTCACCACTCTTGCGCTTGTCAGCAACAAAAGCCTGCTCGTCATCGTTCAAAGGCACACCTGCATCTTCGAGCGCTGCAAGCGTCCAAGCCTTCTGATTACCGCCATCAAAGTTCTTAGCGGTTACGGCTCGACCTGCTTCGATAGCCTTCTGAATGGTCTCGACAACCTGCTTAGCCTCAACTATGCAATTACCGTCATCATCAAAAGCCCAACCCGTGAATGCTGTAGACTGCCCAACCCTGCGCACTGTAGACCAAGCCACCTTAGACGATCCGAAAAATTGCTTGCTCAAATCATCAATAGCCCCGATCAACTTATTAGCGCCTGCCTGCGTCTCCTCAAGCATAGGACCAACATCTACGTCATCCCACATCTCGGAAACCGCACAGAATACTGTCGTCAACGGTATCAGCGTAGTATCTGATGGTGACCACAATGTACCAGTAACAACTGATCCATCCTCTGAGGTAATCTCAACTTGCTGAGCATCGAACCCATCAAGTATCGAACCTATAGTATTCCAAAAGGCTTGCAGCGTCCACTTACCTAGGTACTCTCCGAGCAACCCAACCATCATCGCATGTTCAGCGGTTCTGATTGAAGCGTCCCGATATATACCTTGCCAGTGTGCATCCTTAGCAACCGTGCTTATTTGGTTATTCATAATTTACGTATCCTAACGTGTTAGGGCGTATCTCATCAATTACACTTATCGGACATCTCCTACCCTCAACAGTCACCTACTAAGACCTTACCTGTATCACGTCGGGTTGATTACTCATAGCCCGTCATTCCGATTATGTCAGCGTAATAGTAAGTTACGCCAATTTATTAAAGTTGAACATTAACCGTGGTTAATGAACCCCTATAGATATCTACTTCATATCTATAAATACAAGTATAGGCATAGATTCAAAAATTTTGCAACTCGTGCGTGTAAAGTTTCTGTAAAATTTTCTTTACACCAAATTTACATACAAACCAAAAGGCTTTTGTAACTATGCAGACGTTCGCATAAATATACAAGGCAAATTACAAACGTGTAATTACATTGGTCTAACAGTCTAATTGTCAGACGGTCTGATGGTCTGTTGGTCTGACCACACCCCCTAGCACGGCCCCCCACCCCCTATTCCCGCTTATATGTATAGATATGGAGGGACGATGCGTGGTGTCGGTTGAGTTTGCAACGTTTTTGGACGGTTTTGTCCTTTGGGCTTGTCTGTCGTTTCTTGTAGCCTCCTGTGATATCCCTCTTGACGGGGGATATCACCATATTCATATCATATGGCAGCACTGTCCCACTTTGGGCAATATTTCTTATATTTTTTTGCTACAATCTTTGGTTCGGTGAACCGGCATTTGGGACAACGCAGCGTTTAATATTGGAGGTTACTATGGCACAAAACGGCGGCGGCAGAGGTTGGAAGACTGATCCTGAGACAGGCGAAAAGATCATGCCTAAAAAATGGAAAGATCTTTTAGATTGGCTTTTACAGGGACCCGCTAGGGTTCCTACGCATCAGTATGAGTGGGCCGCCGAAAATGATATTAATGAGAATTCGATTCGTCGTATTAAGCGTGATCCTAGGTTTGCTAAGGAGTGGGATCGTCGTGCGGCTGAGTTGAACATTCATCCTGAGCGTACTCAGTCTGTGATTGATTCTTTGCATGCGCAGGCTGTGGGTGGGTCTGTTCAGGCTGCGTCTTTGTATTTGCAGTATATTGAGAAGTTTACTCCGAAGCGTCGTATGGTTGTGGAGGATGAGCGGGATGTTGCTGCTTTGTCTGATGCTGAGTTGGCTGATGAGTTGGAGGCTCAAATCCTTCATTTAAGGGTTATTGATGGGGAAGGTTGATTATGAAGATGAAACGACTTTTGGGGAGCGCCCTGAATTGGTATATGATGGGGCCTTTTCATCTGAAGAATACGATATTTGGTCTGACGAAGAAGAACTCGTATGCGGGGTGGAAAACCCTGAGAGTTGCGAATCTTGCCAATGAGACCGCCGTCAGGGAAAGATTGGATAATCCTGTTGATAATGGGAGCGGTTGGCGCATCTACAGTGTATCTGGTGGGGGTATTGTCCCGGACTATACAGTCGTGGTTCCAGTAGATGAAAGTTTGGATTGATCAGGATCTCTGCACAGGGGATGGTTTATGTGAAGAGATATGTCCTTCCATTTTTTATGGACATCAGGATGGGCTTTTTTATGTTAAAGAAGCAGGTTCCGAAACACCTAAAACACCTACGCATGAGATGACTGATGCTGTTCAAGTACCCGACGATCTAGTAGAGCCTGTTATTGAGGCTGCTGAGGAATGCCCCGGAGAGTGCATTTTTGTGGAGGTAGATTGAACAAGACAGTTAAATTGATTACAGCGATAACAGGTTTACTGGTGGCTATTGGCACCTTAATTGGTGCTATTACTGTGACGTTAGGAAAAGAAGACAAGGATGGCGGAAGTTATTCGTATACTACGATAATATTAGATTCACCAGAGAAGTATGAAGAGTTTTTAATGAACCACCCCGGATAATGCCAACTTTAACAGAATTACAAAAAGAAGCCGAATGGCGACGCTGTATAGCCGATGAGAAACATTTCTTAGAAAACTATTGGCATATAGCGCATCCTGCACATGGACGCATGTTGTTCAAGTTGCGTGATGCACAGTCACAGGCGTTAGACAATTGGACTAACCAGAGGTACAGTCTGACTCTTAAAGCACGGCAAATAGGCTGGACTACTCTTGTAGCCGCCCACCAGTTTTGGTTAGCATTCTTTCATTCAGATCAGAACATTATTGATCTGTCACGCACAGAGCGTGAATCGGTTTTGTTGTTAAGAAAATCCAAATATGGTTTTCAACATTTACCGGAATGGATGTTAGAAAGGGGTCCTGATTCGATTGTTGAACATCAGCAAAAAATGGGCTTTGATAATGGTAGTTTGGTTACATCGATGCCTTCAGCATCCGATCCTGCTCGAGGTGAGTCGGCTACGTTGGTTGTGGTTGACGAATGGGCGTTCCTTCCAAATCCTGAGGAAGCGTGGGCTTCTATAGAACCTGTCGCTGACGTTGGTGGTAGAATTATAGGTTTGTCTACCGCTAATGGTTCCGGCAACTTTTTTCACGAGTTGTGGGTTGGTTCTGAGACTGGTAACAACAAGTTTGAACCAATGTTTTTTCCTTGGTCTGCTACGGAAGACAGAGATCAATCATGGTATGAGTCGAAGCAGGAATCTATGTTGCCGTGGCAGTTGGCTCAAGAGTATCCGACTACTCCTGAAGAAGCGTTTATTAAGTCTGGTAATCCTGTGTTTGATTTGCATGCTTTAGAAGAGATGAATAATCATATTGAGGAGGGGCAGATGGGTTATTTAGACGAGCCGTCTAAGAGAGTTCCGAGGTTTAGGAAAGATGCTTACAGTTTGGCGTGAGCCTCAAGGACATGTTCCTTATTGTATCGGTGTTGATACTGCGGAGGGTTTAGTTCATGGCGACTATTCTTGCGCTCAAGTTTTGGAGGTGCGTACTGGTGAACAGGTTGCTGTGTGGCATGGTCACATTCCACCAGATGATTTCGCTAACGATATTTATTTGTTGTCTTTATGGTATAACGACGCTTTAACTTGTGTCGAGTCTAATAACCATGGTTTAACTACGATCACCCAGTTGCGTCATTTAGGGCATCCTAATCTTTTTCGTAAAAGAAGTTTGAATCAGGTTACTTCTAAAGTTTCTCAAGAGTTTGGTTGGAAAACCACTAGAACCACTAAACCTTTGCTTATTGATGATTTGGGTATGGCTTTACGTAATGAGGAACTTATTTTACATGACAGGTTTACTATCGCAGAGTTAAGAACTTATGTGCGTAATGACCGTGGTAGCATGTCTGGTAGCCCGCATGATGACCGTGTGATGGCTTTAGCGTTGGCTAATGAAATGCGCCAATATGCGTTTATGCCAGAATTTACTACGAAACAGGATGATTATTGGACTGTAGATTGGTTTAGGAGGCTAGTTCCTAGTCAAAAAGAGGAAGGACCGATGAGAATTGGTCAAAATACGGTACGTGGGACACGTTAGGCGTATTTTATAGAGACTTATGAGAACCTAGGAGGTTCAAATGGCAAGAAATGTTGCACACACCAGTGCATCACAAACAGTTGATGGCTCAAGTGGTCAGAACAACAGAATGGAACGTGGTGGTTCCGTAGTTGCTAATCCTATTTGGGAACCGGCACAACCACAGTCCCCTCGTCAAAGATTCAGCGATCCTAAATACGCTAATATGACAGGTGGATACGGAGAGAACTCTGTTCGTGAAACACCATTCAATCAGCATGGTGAAACTGGTAAAGTTGAACCTGCTGCACCGCAACCTGATTTGGCTGGACATAACGCTGCACCACATACAAAACGCCCATAGTTACAGTGGCGGTTTTACCCCGAAACGCTTCCTTTAAAGAGTTTGCCGAGTATGTTGAGGTTCATAAAGGACCGAAAACAGATAAGGAACTTGAAGAGTTATGGGAGTGGAGACAAAAGTTATTGGGTTTAAGGGTGATAACTGGAGCGGTTGCACGTTCCAGATTACCTGAAGACGAACAGCATTTAACTTTGCGTGAGCGTGAGAATAAACTTATCGCTGAAGCAAAAGCACAAGGTAGAAACATAGAGAAGGTCTGATGGCGCGCAAATCCCGTGCGGAACAATATAATACTATTTCCCAAAAACTGAGAGATTCTGCTCGGTGGAGAGAAGACATGGGTTATGACGACCTGTGGATACGCATGGTTGATTTGTATCGTGGTAAACATTGGGCTGCCACTACGGTTACTAACAATGATTTGGTTGCAGTAAATCTTGCCTTTAGTACAGTCAATGTCATTGCACCTAGTGTTGCTGTTAATTATCCTAAAATAGTTGTTTCCCCTAATGAACCTGAAGATCAGGACAGGGCAGCGTTTGTTGAAGCGATAACTAATTATGCGTGGAGGCATCACGATTTTCGTAAACCATTCCAAAGGTCTGTTAGAGATTTTCTGATTTTTGGTCATGGTTGGCTTAAAGTCGGTTGGAAGTTTGTTGAGCAGGAAAGAATGCTCAGTGATGAAGAACGTGCAGTTATGTTTGATGAGGCTGTCGCTGAAGCAAATATTTTAGCGACAGAAGATCCTGCTTTGGCAACAGAGTTGCCTGATGATGAGCAGATTGCTGCCAGTATTCCTGAGAGTGCTATGGAGGTTGTAGAAGATCAACCATTTATTGAAAGGGTTTCTCCTTTTGATATGTTTATTGACCCTGAGGCTACATGCATAGATGATGCTCAGTGGATTTGTCAAAAGGTTATCAGACCTTTAGAAGAGGCTAAAAAAGATAAACGTTACAAGGCTAGTGTGCGTAAAAAGTTATCTGCCGATTCTAGAGTTTCTCCTACTTTTGCTTATACTGACAGGACTGTTCAGGAAGAGTATTTGACTGAGGTTGATCGAGTAGCGATCTACGAATTTTATAATATTGAAGAGAACACTATGTGTGTGTTTAGTTTAGAGGCTGACGAATTTTTAGTTGACCCTATGGCTATGCCTTACGCTTACGGTCACCCTTTTGTAATGTTACGAAATTATGACGTTCCAGATTATTTTTATCCGATGGGCGATTTGGAATCTATAGAGTCTCTGCAATTAGAGTTGGATATGACTCGTACACAGTTGGTTAATGCTCGTAAACGTTACGCTAGGAAGTATCTATTTCATGAGCGTTCTTTCGGTCCTGAAGGGCGTGAAGCGTTAGAAGCAGACGAAGATGGTCGTCTTGTTCCTGTCGTGGATGAGAATAAACCTTTAAGTGAGGTTGTTATTCCGATGCCTCAAACACCTTTGTCTCCTGAAGTTTATAACATGTCTGCGATCATTGAGCAGGACATCAATACTGTTTCTGGTGTTTCTGAGTATGCTCGTGGTCAGATGCCTGAGATTAGGCGTACTGCTACTGAAGCGTCTATTATTGCTGATGCTGGTAATGCGAGGGTTGCTGAAAAGTTAGCGATTGTTGAATTGGGTATCAGTGAATGCGCTCGTCGTGTTATTCAAGTTATGCAACAGTTTATGACTGGTGAGCAGATTGTGCGTGTAAGCGCACGGGCTGGTGCGGATTTGTTTGTTCCTTACACTAGGGACGATATTGTAGGCGAGTATGATTTTAGTGTTGAGGCTGGGTCTACACAGCCGATAAATGACACTGTTCGTAAGCAACAGGCGGTTGCTTTGATGAATGCGATGGCTCCGATGATTGGTACTATTATCGATCCGGCGGCTATAGCACGTTATGTGCTGCAAAATGCGTTCGACATTAAAGACCCTGACAGGTATTTGATGCAGCAGACACCCGGAGTTCCAGAGGCTGAAGGCGCTGTACCCGGATCTGCTCCTCAAATGGGTGGTATGGGTGGTGGAATGCAGGCAGGTATGGGGCAAATACCGCCTCAATTGGTTAATCAACTCCGTGGACAAATGGACGTTGAATTGCCTGATTTATCATAAAAGCGGGACAAACCGCTAGTTATTAATAGGAGCAACCCTTAGGACTCCAAAGGAGAAATACATATGAGTGAGGATGTAGTGGAATCCACTGAAGTGGACAATCCAGAGTCTTCAGTTGAGGTTTCAGAGGAACCTTCTGGTGAAATGTACGCCGTTAAGGTGGACGGAATAGACCATGAGGTCAGTCTTGAAGAACTTCGGGACGGATACCAAAGACAGTCGGATTACACACGTAAGACGCAGGAATTGGCTTCCGAACGTAGACGGTTACAGCAAGCAGAAGCGATAGTGCAATCTTTGGAGTCAGATCCAGATGGCACGATCAAGGCTCTTAGTGAGGCTTTCGGGGTTACACCTGAAGAAGCCCAACAGGAATATGACAGTTGGGAAACTTCAGATAACTCGGATAAGAAGATTAAGGAACTCGAAGCGCGGATTGATGGTTATGATCGTTTGCATAAAAAGCAAGCATTAACGCAGCAAGTTGACAACTTGAAAGATAAGTACGGGGATTTTGACGAATCTGAACTTTTTCAGCATGCATTAAAAAATAAGATCGGGAACTTAGAAGCCGCATTAACACATTTACGTTATGGTGAAGTTGCTGATAAAGCAAACAAATTGGAAAAAGAACAGGAACGTACAGAAGCAAAGAGGGACGCTAGTGTTATAGAACCTACGGGTTCTAAACAGGCGGGTTCTTCGACCTCTACTATCAATCAGCCGTCGTCAATCCATGAAGCATTTGAAAGTGCTAAAAGGGAACTCGCTGCTAAACAATAGATATTAGTGAGGTAAAAACTTATGGCAGCAGGAAACGCTGACTTTGACGAGATACTCTCGACCACGCTGAAAAACTATATCCCTAAACTGACTGACAATATTTTCACGGCTAGACCACTGTTCTACGCTTTGACAAATGGTCAGACAATTAGGCGTGTTTCAGGTGGCGCGAAGATCGTCGTTCCAATTATTTATGGAACAAACTCAACTGCTGGTTCTTACGCAGGCACTGATACTATTTCCACAACTGCTCAGACCGGCATCACAGCCGCAGAGTACGACTGGAAACAGTACGCTGCTACAGTAACAATCAACGGTATAGAAGAAGCCAAGAACAATGGCGAAGCACAAATCATTGACCTTCTTGAAGGAAAAATTTTCCAAACTCAGGAAACAATTATTGAGAACATGAATACCATGTTCTTCGGTAATGGTACTGGAAACAGTGGTAAAGACTGGATGGGTCTAGCGGCTCTTATCGGTCTTGGCAATGACGCTGGTGGATCGAGTCTTGCAGGTATTGATGCAACCGATTCAGATAACTCTTGGTGGAGATCACAGGTTACCAATGTAGCAGGTGCGCTTACACAAGCAAACATGGCTACCACTTACAATAACTGTTCAGTGGGTAACGATCAACCAACAATAATAATCACAGGACAAACCCAGTATGAAACATACGAGGGTCTTCTTGAGGGACAGATCAGGTACACCGACACCGACATGGCTGACGGTGGGTTCCAGAACCTTCTCTTCAAGGGATGTCCAGTAACATTTGATGGTACTCTCGCAGGTGAAGGCAAAATGTACATGCTTAACACCAAGTACCTTCAGTTAGTAGCCCACAGCGACGTTTGGTTCAAACCAACCCCGTTTGTGCGCCCAACTAACCAAGATGCGGTTTACTCACAGTTGCTTTGCTACGGCGAATTGACAACCAGTAACCGCGCCCGTCAAGGCTACATGTACGGTATCACACCTGCATAATTGACGGCATAGGGGTAGTTTTCATAGGAGTTTAACATGGGATACGAAAGAGCAGATGCGTATAAGAAAGGGGCTAGACCTTACGGGGAACCGACGGCTAGCACCAATTTCCGGGATGCGTCACCACGACCACAAACCGTTGGACCATCACGCAGAGTTCATCGTGTAGCAGACACGTCTGTTGCCCCTGTTGCTCCTGTGAAAACACCTACTAAGAAGGTTTTACGTTCTAAAAAAACCAAGTAGGGGTTTACATTGCAATTAAGTGACATGCGGACTCATGTCCGTTCCATAGTTGATATAACTAGCAGTGACATATCCGACTCTGTAATGAATGAATTTATCCGAGAGGGATATAATCTGATTGTCTACTCGGAGAAACGATTTCCGTTTTATGAGGTTGCTTTAACGTTTGATACTGTTGGTGGTCAAAAAGATTATCCGATAGCGGACATTGCTGCTAATCTCAGCATCACACATGATGGTGTGACTTTCTCTGGTGCTTCAGCGCCTAAAAATGTTGGTTTGCGTGAAATAGCCGCTATGAAAAACGATGATCATGTTATTGAATTTATAGGTTATGACACGGGAGATATTATTTACCCGATTAATTCTAATTCTTCGGGTCGTCCTTGGTATTGGTCAATGTGGGCTAGTGGTTCTAGTGCTAGTGCTGCTACCAGCAATCAAGTTATTCGCATTTATCCCACTCCGGGTTCTGGGGAAACTATTTATGTGAGAGGATACCGTAACGCTATAGAGTTTGGCGGCAACACTCCTATTTACCGTACTGCTATCGCTGATGCTAACACACCGGATTTGCCTGTGCCTTACGACAATGTGTTGTCTTTGTACGCAATATACCGTTCGTATCAACAGCAGGAAGATGCGGGTATGGCTAACCAGTATTTCGCTTTGTTCCAAGGTGAATTAGATAATCTCCGTGCGAGATTTGAGGACAGTCCAGCACCGCAACCTTTGCTGCTTAACAGTATGCGGGCTTCGCGTTGGATGTCCCAATCATATTTACCGAGTCGTTTGCGTTATTCATGGGAAATGTAATAGATGGCTTTCGATATAAAGATGCCTCCTGTTACTTCAGGTGCAGGTAAAGAAGCATACAGATATGAAGAGAAGTCGGATTTTACTGGCGGGTTAAATCTCAGAGCGGATCAGTTCAATTTAGCCCCTAATGAATCTCCAGCGATGTTGAACGTGGAAGTTGACCCTAGGGGTGGTGTGCGTCGTCGTGATGCTGTTACTAAAATCAATGACACTGTTTTAGATCACGATATTGTCAGTCTGATGACTCATTATGAGTCTGGTCAAAATCAGATTCTTGCTGCTATTTTGAATGATTCTACGATCCAGTCTCAAATTTATTATAACAATAATGCTTCAGGGGATTTTAATGGTCCTATTGGTACTACTACTTATTTTAATACCAGTCAGGCTCCGCATTCTGTGACTTTCAATGGTTACACTTATATTGTTAATGGGGAGTTGTTGCATGGCTCTTCGGGAATTACGACATATTCAGCAGCACGATGGGATGGTGCCTCTGTTGCTTATCCTGTACCTGATCTTGATGGAACTGATGGTCACTTTCCCTGCGCCCGATATGTTGCTACTTGGAATGAACACGTTTGGGCTGCTTACACTTTGGAAAGCGGAACGTATCACAAGAATCGTTTAAGATGGTCTAAAACATCCGATGCGGAAAACTGGACTGCAACACACTATGTTGACATTGATGTAGGTGAAGACGGTGACTACATAACAGGCATTCTCCCAGATCAAAACCGTTTGCTGGTTTTCAAAGAAAACTCTGTTTATGAGGTTTTAGGTTTCAATACGGACAATTTTCAGGTTCGTAACATTTCCCGCACAGCAGGAAATATGCAAGGTTGTACGCCAATAAACACTACTGTTGGTGTGTTCTTTTGGTTCGCTGAAGATGGATTGTTTTTGTTAAGAGATCAGACTTTAGCGTGGGCTTTTGAACGTATAAAACCTGCAATGACTACTGCTGTAGGGCAACCTGCTTTAACGACCACTGTTGTTCCTTCAATGATGTGGTTTGATGAAAAACTTTGGTTGTCTGTCAATTATCAATCTGATGACAACTTGTCAGGTTCTAATCAAACTAATCGTAGAAACACATTTGTTTGGGATCCCAGTCTTGGTGCTACTGGCGGCTGGGTTAGGCACGATATTAATGCTCGGAGTCTTTTAGCGTACCGTCCTACGAATGACACGCATTATGGTATTGCTGCTACTTCAGTTATTGATGCACCTGTTTCTTTTGATCGTATATCTAAAGTTAACCAAGATTATGATGTGGATAACTATGATTCATCTGCAACTGAAATAGTTTCTTATTATCAAACAGGCTGGTTTGAAGGTAATCGTCCTACTTTTCCTAAAAGGTGGGGTAAAACTCGTTCTGTTCTTTTAGCGGACGCTGATTTACAAATATACCAATATGTGTATAAAGATTACAATTTAGCCGGTTGGGTAGAGTCTTTAACAGGAAGTGTCACAGGTTTAAGTTCGCCTTCTACATGGGATTCTGACCCTTCAGGTTCAGGTACAGGCGTGTGGGATACGTCTGAATGGCAGGCAGAAGGCACTGAAGACAACTATGTGTTGGCTAGATGGTCTTCGATTGGGACAGCGGTGGCTATTAGTTTGAGGTTTGCTGTTATCCCAACAGTGTCTTACAGGGGCAAATGGGGTGTCACATCCATCATTGGTATGTATAGGACAAGGAGATTGCGTTAATGGCAGCACTAGCGG